GCAGGCCCTGAGCCTGTACGGCCTCCTCATGCACGAGGTTGGCCCTTCCGTAATCGGAGTAGCTTCCTCGGTGGACCAGGCACGTATTGTCTATAACCGCACACTCTATTCAGTCAATAACAACCCATGGCTGAAGAAGAGATTCTCAAAGGCCACGGAACACCGAGGAATGACTTTGAACAATGGCTCTGGTAGCTACATGATTAAGGCAGCCAAAGAGACAGCCCTTCAAGGCATTCCCGTGACGCTCGGAATTGTAGATGAGCTTCACATCTTGCCTAAGGGCCTTTACTCATCACTGACCCTAGGAACATCTACCAAGAAGGACGGTATCGTAATTGGAATCACAACCGCTGGAGACGAGAATTCCGAAATGCTCAAAGACCTATACATCACAGGTCAGAAGGCAATTGATGGAGACCCAGACTATGAACGATTTGGATTCTTCTGCTGGGAAGCACCTGCCGATTGCGAGCTCACTGAGCCAAGCGCTATCTACGCAGCTAATCCAGCCGTTGAGTGTGGAAGGATTCCTCTCGACAGAGTAGTTTCTGATATGAAGTCAATACCCGAAATGGAAGCAAGAAGGTATAGACTAAATCAGTTCATTGAAGCAAGCATGGTCCCAGGCTGGCTGCCTATGAACCTCTTTGAGGATGCTGTGGGAGAGGGTATAACGGCGCGTGAAGCACCGATTGTATTCGCAGTAGATAGGACAGCCAGCTGGGGCAATGTAACCATCTCGGCAGCTAGAAAGCTAAAGGATGGCACGTTTGAGACAGAGCTTGTAGCAAGCTACGTCAACCCAACAGAAGAGCAGGTCTTTGGAGACCTTAAGGACCTGTTCTTGAAGCACGCACCTGCTGGCATCGCACTTGATGACCGTCAGATGCCCAACATCGGTAAGAAGCTCAAGCTTTCGGGTATTCCTACCTACCAGCTGTGGACTAAAGAGATGACCGCAGCTGCAGCATTCTCCTACTGGCTATTTGCCAATGGGAACGTCAAACATAACAATGACCCACTCTTGCGAGAGCAAATGCCCCGTGGTGTAGCCAAATTCTCAGGTGAGAGCTGGTTCATAAGCCGCAAGGAATCTAAGGGCGACCTGGATGCTGTATTGTCGACTGTAATGGCTTTGTACTGCGCCAACATAGTGGACAACTCAGGTACTGTCCAAGTGTTCTAAAATAGAGTGTGCTAGAATAGGATTAAGAATATGGCCAATATCTTTCAGCGTCTTCTGGGTCTAGGCGACTCCCAGAATGAACAACGCGCAGCAGCTTCGTCTATTCGTACGGCTCCGACGCGTCTAGCCTATGAAACTAACACTACTGTAGTCAACGAAAGCAGCGCTCTAAGCCTGTCTAGCGTCTACAGAGCTGTTCAAATCCTTGCCACTCCAATCTCTAAGATGGACCTTGGCACTGTTCGGTATATTGCCGCTACTGGCGAAGAGCAGAAGATTGCAAACCCTCTCCTTGTCAACAGCCCGTCACTTCGTGACACTCGCCGTGACTTCATGTACCAGACAGTTGTTAGCCTTGCCACCACTGGCGAGGCATTCTGGATTAAGCGCCTCAACGCTGCAGGCAACGTAAACGCACTGCAGATTGTACCTACCAAGAATGTAAAGATTAATGAGGACCTCAGAACTGGCGTTCTCACCTACTCATACACAACTGGTCTATACCCAAACACCGTTGTTGAAGAAGTGCCATCTAGCCAGATGGAACACCTCAAGCTATTCTCGATTCCTGGCGAACTACACGGATTCGGCCCAATCCAGCTGTGTAAGGATGACGTAGCAGGAGCCTTAGACCTGCGCTCATACGCATCCAACTGGTTCGCTAGCGCTGGGGTGCCTACTGGAGTGTTGACTAGCAACTCCATGCTGACAGCTGACCAAGCTGACGAAATCACGGCTAGATGGCACGAAAAACAAAGCAACCGCCAGGTAGCAGTACTGGGCAACGGTTTCAATTACGACCCAGTGGCCCTGTCCCCTAAAGAGGCACTATTCACTGATGTCCAGAACCAGTCAGTTCAGCAGATTGCCCGCATGTTCGGTATCCCTGCTCGCTTGCTACTGACTGGCGTTGACGGCACCAGCGACACCTACACAAATTTGAGCGATGAGAACCAGGTCTTCTATCGCCACACTCTCATGGCTTATTTAGATGCCATCGAGGACGCTCTGAGCAACTGCTTGCCTAGAGGAACCCGTGTCAAGTTTGACTACGAGGGACTCTTTAAGGCAGACACGTCTCAGCGCTACGCCAACTACGCAATCGGTATCTCAAGTGGATTCTTGGGTACCGACGAAGTCCGAATGAAAGAAGGTCTAGATGGATAACATCGAGACGCGCGACATTGAGTTGCGTTTCAATGAGGAAGACCGTACCGTCACTGGTATTGCTGTTCCTTACGGTCAGGACGCTAACATTGGTGGAGTCTACACAGAGCGCTTCGAAAGAGGCAGCATCTCTGAGGACATCACTGACGTAAAGTTGTTCTATGGCCACGAAGAGCCAATCGGCAAGCTAATTGAAGGACGCGACTCAGAGCTGGGCTTTGAGATTGTAGCCAAGATTAGCGACACCGTTCGTGGCAACGAGGTGCGCACCCTTCTCAAGGATGGCGTCCTCAACAAGTTCTCTGTAGGCTTTGTGCCAGTTGATTCTGAGCGCGATGGTTCTACAGTGATTCGCAAATCTGTCTCCCTTCGGGAAGTCAGCGTTGTACCGTTCCCAGCTTACGCTGGTGCAACAATCCAAGAAGTCCGCGAGGACGAAACAACCCCTATTGAAAAGGAGATTCCTATGGAATCCGAAAACCGCACCGACGTCTCTTTTGACGTTCAGGCTGTTCAAGAGGATGTTCAGGAGCTACGTCGTCTCGTTGAGGCTGGCTTCACTGTTGCATCTTCGGTACCAGCCGCTGACACCCGCTCTGCAGGCCAGGTTCTAAAGGCTATCGCTTCTGGCGATGACGAGACCCTACGTGCATATGCAGGTAACACCACCGACAACTCAGTACTACTAAACACCTTCATTGGCGACTTGACCCGTATCGTGGACACCCCAATCGGTGTTCGTGCATTGATGTCAACTGGAACCCTTCCAGCAACTGGTAACACCCTTGAGTACGCAAAGCTAGCTACCAACTCTGTTGCAGTAGCTGAGCAGGCTGAAGAAGGTGACGACCTAGGTTACGGTGAAGTATCACTTACCACCGAGACCGCAGCTGTAAAAACCTTCGGTGGCTACACCACACTGACCCGCCAGGCGATTGAGCGCAGCTCAGTTAACTTCTTGGACGCTCACATGCGTGCAATGGCATCAGCAGTAGCAAACAACCTAAACACATTCGTACGCGGTGGCTTCAACACCCAGCACGCAGCTCACGTTGCCGCTGGTGGTTCTGCAATCATCTCGACTGGTGCAGTTCTAGGTTCAACCACCTACGTTCAGCTACTTGACTCCATCGTTGAGGCTGCTGACAAGTTCGAGCGCAACGGTTGGGGAATTGACTCCCTAGCAGTATCGAAGGATGTATTCAAGGCTCTTATGGCTCTTGAGGCTTCTGACGGTCGCCCACTGATGACTGTAACTGGCAACACTGGCTCCAACACTGTTGGTGCTATCAGCCCACTTGCACTTGGTGGAACCTTCGCTGGTCTAGGTATCTCGGTTGACACCGCTCTTGCAAACGGAACCGCTGCATTCGTAAACTCGAACGCAATCCGTCTGTACTCTGCACCAACTGTCTCGCTAACCGACGACAACATCATCAACCTAAGCCGTGACTTCTCTGTCTACCAGTACGCAGCTATTGCTACTGAGGCACCAGAAGCCATCGTGCCATTGGTCTTCTCAGCTTAATAGGAGCAAAAATGAGCGTAACGGTAGAACAGCTACAAGCATACGTAGGTACAAAAGAGACTGGCAGCTACATTGAAGGTTGCCTAAGCTCTGCGACACTCTTGGTGAACAACTACATCAAGACTGCTGCAGTTCCTGCTGGCATTAAGGACCAAGCGGTTCTTACTGCAGCTTCGGAGCTGTTCCACCGTCGCTCTGCCCCTAATGGAGTCGCCCAATTCGCTTCGTTGGACGGTGCGCCCGTCCGCATTGCGAAGGACCCGATGAACGCAGTTTACCCACTACTAATGCCATTTGTGAGGCCAGCCCTCTAATGACAAACGAGATTACCACCGCTAAAGAACAGTTCCGTGATGCACTCATCACTGCTGGTCTTGACGCGGTTGAGTACATCCCAGAGCGGGTAATCCCCCCTGTTGTCGTAATCAACTCTGGCTCCCCTTTCCTTGTGCCTGAGACCCTCGGGAATCAGTACACAATGAACATGGAGCTGGTCTTGATTGCAGGAACAGCAACAAACGAGACTGTAACTGAAGAGTTAGAGACCCTCATTGAAGCCGTACTTAAAGCACTGCCTGCTTACGCAGTCTTGCAGCGAGTCGACAAACCATTTGCACTGGCGATTAATAACGTGGAATACCTTTCCACTAACGTCAATGTTGAACTATCAATCACAATCTAGGAGCTAATTATGGCTGCATCAACACGCATCAAAGCTCAGAACATCACGTTCTCAATCGGGTCTGTAGACTACGCTTGCGACGCGACTTCTGTTAGCCTTGAACTAGGCGACGCCCCTGGCGACGTACGTACCTTCTGCGAGGTATCCGTCGGCAAGCAGTGGGCATTGAGCCTAGAAGGAATCACCTCTGGAGATGCTGCATCTCTTTACCGTATCCTATGGGACAACTACGGTACTGAGGTTGCATTCTCTGTAGCACCACACGGAGGCACTGCTTCCGCTTCAACCCCACACTACGAAGGTGTCGTTATCTTTAACGAGCTACCTCCAATGTCGCTAACCGCTGGTGAGATTTCCTCATTCTCGGTAACGCTAGAGGTAGTAAACACCGACCACGACCCAGCTGCTGACAAGTACTGGGGCGTTGAGGTTGTAACCGCCTAATTATGGCAACCGACAGCATTAGGGTAAGCGGGCTTAACAAAGTAGTTCGTGACCTAAAGGTCATCGGAGTTCCTGCAAAGGAGATTGGATTGGCTGGCTTTGAAGCTGGTCAAATCATCGCTGAGGAAGCCCGCACCCTGGTGCCTGTCAAAACTGGAGCCCTTAGGGGAACCATCCGTGTTGCTAAACAGCAACGCAAAATAGTTGTTCGAGCAGGAAGCGCTGCAGTTCCTTACGCTAATCCAATCCACTGGGGCTGGTTTAGACGTAACATTAAACCTAATCAGTTCTTCTCAAGAGCGCTAAAATTGAACATAGACGAAGTATACAAAAAGTACTTCGACAACCTAGACAAACTAATCACTAAATATGGAGGTAAATAGAATGGCTAAATTCGATTTTGAATCACTGACAATCAGTGAGGTTGAGACCATTGAACACATTTCTGGCTCACCAATCGACGCACTAATGGATGACAAGGCCCTTAAGGGTAAGAGCCTGAAGGCTATCGTCTTCACCATCAAGAAGCGTGAGAACGCAATGTTCACTCTTGAGGATGCAGGCAAGTTGTCATTCAAGGAAGCTATGGCGCTTCTAAATGCGTCGGAGGATGACTCAGACCCAAAAGAGTAGCCACCGCGAAAGCGGCGGCAAAAAGGATGGCAGAGTTCTGCGTAGCCACAAAGATGCAGCCATCTGAGTACCGCACTCTGACACTACGCGAAATTGGTGCATTTGTAGAAGCCATGGAGCGTAGTGGTGGAGCCACTGAACTGGAAGACCTGATATAACATGGCCCTTAATCTCGAAGTCAATATCCTCGGTGAGTTTAAAAACCTAACCAAGGCTACTAAGGGCGCAACTAGACAGCTCAAGACCTTCCAGAACTCAACCAGGAGTATCTCCAGGAACATCAACGGCATCCTGGCAACTATCGGTGTGGGTGTATCTCTAAACGCCCTTAAGAACTTTGTTCAGGGTGCGGTAAAGCAAGCCTCAACACTAGAGCAGTCAATTGGCGCTACAGAGATTATCTTTGGTGAGTTCTCAGATGTCATCATCCAGAAGTCCAAGGAGGCAGCACAAGCCTTCGGTATCTCTGCCAACGACTACCTAACCTCAGCTAACCTAATTGATGCACAGCTAAAGGGCTACGGCCTATCGGCTATTGAGGCAGCTGGTCAGACGCAGATTCTTGTAGAGCGTGCTGCTGACATGGCTGCTACCTTTGGTGGCACAACACTTGACGCTGTTAACGCTGTCTCGGCTGTGTTCCGTGGTGAGTTCAACCAGATTGAGAAGTATGCAGTTACCCTGCGTAAGTCAGATATAACAGCCCGAATTGCGGCTAAGGGATATGCTGGCCTAACTGGAGAAGCTCTTAAGCAGCAAGAGGCTATTGCTGGCCTTGAGCTAATCATGGAGAAGACTCAGCAGACTCAGGGCCAGAACGCACGTGAAGCTGAGACCCTTCAGGGTGCAATGGCTAGAGTTACAGCGTCATTCGCTAACGCAAGCGCAGCCATTGGTCAGGGCTTTGCTCCTGCAGTATCTGGAATCGCAAGCTTTATCAACCAGAACATCGGAGTCTTCACTGACCTAGCTGATGCTGTTGGTGAGAAGCTAAGGCAGGCATTCGAGAGTAGCGGCGACTCAGCTGAGACCTTTGGCGCAAAGATTGTCACGACCCTCACAGACCTCACTGATTTTCTAAATGGGACTGCTGATGCTGGCAACACATTTACAAAGCTTTCCACACAACTAGAGCCTTTCCTTGACCTACTAGACGCCTTCGGACAACTTGGTAAGGGTCTTATCCAAGTGGTTAATGGAATCATTGATGGGCTTTTCGGTTGGACCAGAGTATTTACTGGGGCAACTGGTGGTGTGACTACGTTTGCAGATGTGATTAGATTTGTTGGAGAAGTGCTTCAAAAATTTGGCCAAGCTATTGGCTTTATAATTTCGCTACTAGTACCATTTACTTCCACCTTTAAACTTGTTGGTATAGCTGTTAAAAACGTAGCTACGCCATTTAAAATTCTCAGCACCTTTGTTAAGGATGTTTCAGACAACCTACTTAACTTCATAAGTGTCCTTCGTAGGGTTGAATCTCCAGCAGACAAAGTACGTAGAAGTTTTGACTTTGTAACTGGTGCTGTTAGGTCTACTGCAGGTCAGTTTGATACTGCAAAAGAGAAGCTTCAGGGCCTTGGTGCTCAAATGGATGCCCAGGACAACAGGCGCATTCGAAACTACATTGACGTCATCACTACTCAGTGGAACGGCAACACTCAGAGCGACCTTATTCCTGCAAGCAACACTAACGACCCAGCTAGCCGCTTCCCAGAGAATCCAAAGCCTGGACAGGTTTACACATGGTTCAACTACAGCGACAGGTCTAACCCTGGACTAGCTGTCTGGTGGACACAAACTTGGACTGGAAGCACTTGGACCAGGCCTAAGAGAATGACCTACACACCTGCTGGTGCAGGTACCACTGGTGGGTCAAGTACAGATACTCAAGCCGAAGACCCATCGGTAACCTTGTTCAAGAAGAAGGTCACCAACATTGTTGACAAGCTTCGTGCTGCGCTTGAGGACTCTCAGAGAAGAATCCAAGAAGCGTCCACAAACTTCAGAGACTCTGTATCCCTCAGCTTCGGTGTCATTACCAACGGTGCATTTGCTACCTTTGACGTCAACCGAATCATCCGCCAGATGCAGCGCATCAAGGATGCTGCCAGCACATTTGCCGACGACATTCGTGCTCTTCAGGCGCAGGGTGCAGACGCCTCACTAATTGACCAGCTACTTGGCATGGACCCAATCTCTGGTGCAACAGCTGCACGTGGACTTCTAAGCTCTGGACGCCTTGAAGAGTTCCTGGCGCTACGAGGCGACCTATCGGGAATTGGTACATCGGCTGCACAGGCAGCGAACACTAACCTTTATGGTGGAAGCACCAGCGAGCTATCCCAGTCAATCACTAAACTATCTAGGGTGATTGAGAAGGGTGCTGGTAACACCTACAACATCAACATGGCCAACACAAGCAAGTTGACCGCAAAGCAAATCATTGATGCAATCAAGAGCTACGAAAAAACCACAGGAAAGAAAGTGTTTAGTAACTAATGGCAGAGCAATTTGATATCAGCAAGCACATCAAGGTGCAGGCACTTGGAGCTAGGCAAGGCGTCTTGCAAGTTCCTTACAACATTTTTACTGTAAACGGTAAAGAATATAACCCAAATGATTATGACATTTCCTATATTCCAACTGGGCCAGCTACGCCTCTAGTACCAATTAGGCCTACTGATTTTACAGCTGAAACAAGCGATGATATAAAAATAATTCCTTTCGAGCTTGGCGTAGGTAGATATCACCTTACTTGGAGGCCTCAAGCAGACGTGTCTTCTTACAGGGTATATAGATGGTCTGAAGCAAATCCAACGTATAGTCTTATAGCCAATTTACCGTCTACGCAAAACTGGTATCAAGTTATTCAAACTTTAAACCCACGTTTATACATATATAGAGTTGAGATTGACTATGTAGGTGGTGGTAGCTCTGAATATGTGTTGCCAGTACAGACAGCCGATATAGTTGGAATTGAAGGGCACAGAGATTGGCAAAATAGAGTTGAGTTTACTCCAAGCAGCTCCAATGGCGGCATTTTAAAATTTGGTGGGACACTGCCAAACACTAACGCAAGTATTAGCTACATGCTAAACGAGGATTTCGGAGCTGGAATAACCCCACATCCCGATGACAGGTATTTGATAAATGTTGTCCCTAATGGGGTTTCCTATCCAGATTACTCTGTCCCAGTTTCTTTTGTTTACGATTCACCTAACTCATTGGATTATAGGCATCTAGTAGTCGGGGTGTATGAAGTATCAATTGGTGGACTCAACTTAGACACCGAACCTGGTTATAAGTTTGTAGTTAACTTAGAAAGAGCAGATGGGCAAGTATACGAAATTGGTAGCTATGTCTATGGGCAAGAACCACCAAACGAAGTTGAATCGACAGATATCATTGCCAACGGCTGGTGGGACATCGAGTGCTCGGTGGCGCAGTGCGAAATAGACGCTGGCTACAACATTGAAAAAGGCTTGCTAAAGACTGGCGAGCCTGGCACTGCATCTATTACCCTTAAGGGCTCTGAAGGCAACCCAACGAGCAACACTGCTTTAAGCTTGGACTCAAAGATTTTAATTAAGCTAGATGCTGCCGCTTCTCCAGATGGGACAGAAGATTACCTATTTTCTGGCTACATAGAAAGCTGGTCAACAAGCTACGACCCATTTGGTAATGCTATAACTGACATCCAGTGTGTTGATGGTCTGTCAAAAGCTTTAAACGTAAACATCCCACTGTACCAGTATGCGTCCGAGGAGTCGTTTAGTACAAGGATGTTTAATCTTTTTAATGACTACCTTGGTCCAGCTACTTCTGGTACGTCGGGCGCAGTGGCCTATGACATAAACACGCTATGGCCACTACTTCAGCCCTACGATGGCTCGGTATTCCCCCCAGAGTACAGAGAAAATGTCTCAGCTAGCGAGATTATCAATGAGCTAACTGAAGGAGAATACGGCGTAATTGCTCAAAACAGAGGTGGCGTCATCTTTTGGTTTAATAGAGCATCTGGCGGACTATTTTACGACCCAAGCCTAATAGCTGCTACCCCTAGTTTTGGATTCAGTACTACTCATGACCCAGACTCACTAGACCACCACTGCGTCACTGACTTTACTATTCGCAACAGCCTTGACGACATCACAAACAAAGTTGTTGCATCCTTAAGCTATGACGAGCTGACCACAGCGGATTACGAAGATGCCACAAGCATTGCTCAATACGGTGAACGCGCTTACGAAGTTCAGCTTAACCTCTACGCTCCTTCTGGCAACCAGACTCAGTACTTAGACTCATGGCTAGCTGCCGTACCTTACTCTGAAGACCAGCCAGAAATTGAATCGGTAGCCACAAATGTAGTAAACCGAAATGGGCTTGTAACCAGGGCTTACCTGTATGACATCACTTTCGACCCAGTAAGAGTGTTTATACAGACTGGACCTGTTGACTTTAACGGCGTTCTTTTTGCTAAAAGAATCCGCCACTCAATTGACCCTGAAAACTGGACAATGACACTGGACCTAACGGCGGACTAATGAACATGGAAACAATGCTTGCACTATTAGGTGGAGGAGCTGCGGGAGCTTCGGGGACCAGCCTATTTAAGTTCATACTATCCCGTCGGGAGCAGACTCTCACTAACGAGGAAAAGCTAAGATTGGAACTACAGGAGCAGATAGACGCCCTTAAGGCTGAGGTACAGACCCTGAGGGAAGATGTCAACATCTGGAGAGACAAGTATTTTGAAATTCTAGAGGACCACATCCAGCTGAAGGCCAGACTGGAACAATAAGCTGGAAGGGCTGGACACTTACCTCCTCTCCAGTCCTTCCTCTAAACAACAAGGAGCAAACATGTACGCAAGTAGAAAGCCTTTCACGGCTGACAACACCAAGGGCCCACAGCCTATCGGTAAGGCAACAAAAAAGGCTGCAAAGCCTAAGGTAGAAGAGACAGTTATCGAAGAGCCTGCTAAAATAGAGGTAATCGATTTAGTAACTGAGCCTGCCGTAGAGCCTGAGCCAGTGCCAGAGGAAGTAGCAGATGCCAACTCTTAATATTGTTCCCCCAACACTAGACATCGTTGCATACGGTGGGGATGACACAACTATCGTCTTCAACATCACCGATGACCTGGGCGCTACTTACGAATTCATTGGGACCCACACTGCCTCTATCCGCCCAGATGAGAACAGCGACGTTGTATGGAACATCGTAATCAACACTGACACTGGCGTTGCTGGCAAGGCAGCACTAACTGTCCCTTCGGAAGTTGCCGCAGAGCTAGTGGTAGACGCCACTACTGAGTCCCTATATGTTGGCGAAGACCTAATCACAGCTCCTATGTTCATCGGAGTATGGGACTGGCAATACGATAACAACGGAGAAATCCGTACCCTAGTCCGTGGAAAAATCACCGCAATCGGAGAAGTAACCAAATAATGAGCGAAATCGTAGTATCTGGAGCAGAAGTCTCCCTTATCATCTCCGCAGCTGAGGCTGGCCCACAGGGTCCAGCTGGAGCAGACGGCCCTATTGGTCCAACAGGACCTACTGGCCCTCAGGGTGCAGACGGCATTGCTGCAGAGTTCGGTGCCACAGGCCCAACTGGTGCAACAGGACCGCAGGGTGAGCAAGGAATTCAAGGCCCAACTGGACCTGCAGGAGCTGACGGTACTATTGGTGTAGATGGAGCTGTCGGACCGACTGGCCCTACTGGACCACAAGGAGCTGATTCAACTGTACAAGGACCAACAGGACCCGCTGGAGCAGTTGGAGCAACAGGTCCAACAGGCCCTCAAGGAGCAGACTCCACAGTTGCTGGACCGACTGGACCTGCTGGCGCAACAGGCGACACTGGACCCCAGGGACCTGCAGGAGCTGACAGTACTGTGCCTGGTCCTGCTGGAGACACTGGACCTCAAGGACCAATAGGAGACACTGGACCTGCAGGTGCAGACTCAACTGTTCCTGGACCAACTGGCCCTGCTGGAGCCGACGGAACTGATGGTGTAGATGGAGCAACAGGACCTACTGGTCCTCAGGGCGAAGTCGGACCTACTGGACCACAAGGCGAGGTTGGCCCAACTGGACCTGCTGGTGCATCCGCATCATTCTTTAGCTACCGTGCAGAGATTGATGGCGTTGACCCAGTTGCCAGCGGCCACATTGGCTGGGACACTGTCGGCCAGTTAGACGCCACTACTCTTTCATTCAGCCACTTCACGCTAGACGGCAATGATGTGACAGTTGCAATCCACTCGGCACAAGCTGGTGACATTATTATCCTCGCTGATGCTGGTGACCACACCAATCTCCAGCAGTGGAGAATTGACAGCACTGGAACAGACGCAGGTACGTTTGACACGTTTAGTGCCACACTGCTTGACGGAAGCTACGTCTTCAGCAACAACGAGCAAGTTACTCTTTACTACCTAAGAAACACTCAGCTAGCCGTTTCGGACCTCATTGACACTGACATCTATGGTGACCCCAATCAGGCAAACCAGTACCTAAAGTGGAACGAGCAGAACCAGAAGTGGGAGCGCACCCAGATTACCTTTGGTCAAGAATTCCAGGGTATGTGGATTGACAACCCGCAGGATGGCGAAGTACTTCGCTATACACAGTGGGACGACGGCCAGGGTAACTCAGGAGCTGACTGGTATAACCGCAGGCTAGAACTCAACTACGACCTTCAGGGCGTGTGGGTTGATAACCCACAGAATGGTCAGGTTCTAACCTGGGCTGACTTCGGTAACGGGCAAGGCGAGTGGCAGAACCAGGACCCATCTGGCGGTGGCGGCGGCGGAGGTGCTGCAACCCAGCTAACTGTTGCAATTAAGAACGCCCACCCAACCGACACCATCTACCCAGGAACTTTGCTATATGCAGAGAGCTACAACGATGGTGCTGTA